GAGGAATATACTTATCAAGTAAGAACCTATATAAAAAATGATATGACTAAATACAAACTTAAAGATTACAAAAATGGAAACAGATAGATTTTTAAATAATGTTATAGAATTACTTGATGTAATGAGTTCTGAATTAAAAGAAAAAGAAGAAAAGTGTGCAGATGGTAGAATGTTGATTAGAATTGGACATAGAATTTCTGCAATACATAAAGTAAAACATTATATAAAACAAAGAATTAAAAAAGAAGATATACCTGAAGTTATCAGAAAAAAAACAAACGTAGATTTTTTATATAATTTAAAACGAAAAGATTAAATGAAAACACTTCAGGAAGAAAACATTAAGGAACTAACAGAAAAGGTCTTGGACTTAGTAGCAAAGACATCAGTAGAGTTAGGACACAGAGCAGATGCTAAAACAATGGCATCATTATCTAAGATACTAGCAGAGGACTTACAAAAAGAAAATAGAATGAAACGTATGAGTTTTAATCAGATATGTGATTCTTTTAGAATAGGAGTAAGATATTGCGACTTTGAACCTTTTTTAAATATACGAACTTTTTATCGTTGGATTATTGCACACAAGAAAACTGTTAATGATGCTTACTATCAAGTACATACTTTAAATAAGAATCCACAAGAAGTACCTTTTTATCAAGAACCTAAAAAACTTTTAAAATGAAAATTTTAGAATTGTTTGCAGGTAGTAGAAGTTTTAGTAAAGTAGCTGAAGAATACGGACATGAAACTTTTGCAGTAGATATTAATGATTTTGATAATATAGATTATGTTACAGATATATTAGATTTTGATTGTTCTAAAATACCTTTTAAACCTGATGTAATATGGGCAAGTCCTCCTTGTACTTATTTTAGTGTAGCAAGTATAGGTCATCACTGGCATCAAGATCATACACCAAAAACAGAACAAGCAAAGCTAGGAGTTAAGATAGTAGAAAAGACAATAGAAATTATAGAGATGTTTCAACCTGATTATTTCTTTGTAGAAAATCCTAGAGGTAAATTAAGAAAACTAGGATTGTTTAAAGGAATAGCAGAAAGAACTACAGTAACTTATTGTCAGTATGGAGATACAAGAATGAAACCTACAGATATATGGACTAATTATTTGTATAGTGTTTTTAATCCTAATGGTTGGAAACCACGACCAATATGTAAAAATGGAGATAGTTGCCACGTTGCAGCACCTAGAGGTTCACAAACTGGAACTCAAGGACTAAAAGGCAATTACGAAAGAAGTAAGATACCTAAACAATTATGTGAAGAAATAATTAAATCAATAACAAAATGAAAACAATAACTATAACTGAAAATGAGATAAGTAGTTCTATAGATGCAATCAAATGGCATTTAAAAAACTATGGACATATAACAAGTTTACAAGCTATAAAATTATATGGTGCTACACGACTAGCTGATATAATATATAAGTTAAAGAAACAAGGTTATACTATACATACAACAGATTTAGAATTTACTACTAGATTTGGTAGAAAAACAACAGTAGCTAAATACTTATACTTCAAACCAAAACCTCAGTTTGAACAGAAATTAATATGGGGGTAAAAAAACCAATAAGTAAATTAAAGAAAGAGTTAGATTGTGTCTTCTCTAAATATATAAGACTAAGAGATGCTACAGATATGGGTGTAGTTCAGTGCTTTACTTGTGGTAAAATAGCACATTACAAATCAGGTATGCAGTGTGGACACTTTCAATCTCGTAGGCATCACAACACAAGATTCGATGAAAAGAATTGTCAAGTACAATGTGTTAAGTGTAATATGTTTGGACAAGGAGAACAGTATAAGTTCGGAATGTATTTAGATGCTAAGTATGGATTAGGAACTGCTGAGGAACTAGAGTTTATGTCTAAGGTAAATGTAAAAATGATGCGTATAGATTATGTAGAGAAGATAAGTTATTACAAAGACCTTGTTAATAAAATAAAAAAAGAAAAGAATATAGAATGAATAATTTTCTATATTTGAATATGACCAAACCTATATTTGCAAATACCACACACCAAATAGTTGTTAATGATTATTTAAATTTAATGCTAACATTTGCAAAAGACATATCTACTAAAGCAAAGTTTGAAAATTTTAAAGAAGTTTTAGATTGCGTTTTAGAATATCACAACAGTTACGGAGAAAATGTAAATGGTGGCAACTGGGATGATTGGTTAATGGTAATACCTATTAATACTTCTGTTATGGTTAATGGATATTTTGCAGGAATACAAAGTAAAGGCAATTTAGAAATAGTTAGGTCTTACAAAGTTTTGTTAGATAATGCATTAGAAGTTTTAGTTAATGATTTGCGAGAAATAGAATACAACAATGAATAAAGTTTATGAAGCAGTAGCAGATTGTAGAAAGACATTTGTAGAAATGTCCTTTGCTTTTACTCACGATATAAACGAAATAGAAGAAGCAGTACAAGAATTAATGTTATATTTTATGCAGATGAATCCCTCAGTATTAGAAAGTATTTTTAAGAAAGATGGACAGAAAGGATTAATAAGATATGGTGCAGTAGTATTAAGAAGAAGTTTTACATCAGTAAGAAGTCCTTACTATTATAAGTATAAGAAATACTACACTAACTTAGATGCACAAGCAAGTACATTAACTTACGACATAACAGAAACTGGAGAAACATCTAATGAAAAGAATTTATATAACATACCTAATTCTGAAGAATATAAACAATGGCAAAAGCTCGAACTTATTGATCAAGCTCTTGAAGAAATTTATTGGTACGATGCTTCAGTATTTAAGCTCTATTATTACGAGGGTAACACATTAACAGGACTAGCGAAAAAGACAGGCATAAGTAGAAACAGTCTGTTTACAACTATAGACAAAGTAAGAGAACAACTTAAAGAATTGTTAGATGAGTAATTTCTTTGTAAAAGATGAGGTGTATCAAGAACGTATGGAAATATGTAGAAGTTGTGTATATTATAAAAAGTTATTAGGAAATTGCTCAGTATGTAAATGTTTTATGAAAATCAAGTCAAGAATTTCCGTAATGGAGTGTCCTCAGAAGTATTGGGGTAAGACAACAGAAGTAGAAAGACCTGATGATATACCACAAGAACTAATAGAAGAATGTTTATTGATTTGGGAAGATGTAAAGACAGGAGTAGCAAAGAACGTAACAGTAAAAAAGAAAATGATAGAATTATATAATGTTATATATAATGCCAATTTTAAAACTACAAGTAACTGTGGTTCTTGTTTAAATAGTTGCTATCACGGAATAAGACAAATAGTAGAAAAATATAAAACATAAAATATGAAAAATAAGATACCTGATTATTATATAGGAAAGAATTATAAATACGAAGCAAGAAAAGTAATATCAGATTGGGAACTAAACTGGAATGTAGGTAATGCAGTAACGTATTTACTAAGAGCAAACTTTAAGCATAATTCTCCTGAGGAATGTATAAAGAAAGCTATACACCATTTAGAGTTTGAGTTAGAGGAGTTAGATCAACAGAAGAAAAAAAATGTTAGATTAAATCATATATAAAGGAGGGTAGGCATATTGCCATAATAATTATTAAATGTTTTTATACTCTCCTTTATTTTTAAAACAAAAACTATGTTAATATATCAATGTAATAAATGTGAAATACAAAAAGAACTAAGCAAAGTAACTATGAAAGTAATAGATGGTAAGGTTGTAAACTTAGGAACTGAGTGTTCAAACTGTGGCGAGTATATGCAAGAGATAGCTAAAGAGTTTAACGGCTTTCCTCAATTACGCAGAACAGAACCATCACTAAGTAAAAGACAAGATAGAATGTGGAAAGACACTAAAGAAAAACTAACAAGCTAATGAAGTTTGTAATACACGATAACAAAGACAAGATGCAATTAGTAAACTATTTAAAAGATATAGAAAGTCCTTACACAGTAGATGTAAAGAAACACAGAAACACAAGGTCTAACGTACAGAACAATTACTACTGGAAGTGTATAGTACAAGTATTAGCACAAGAGTTAGGTTACTTTAATGATGAGATGCACGACATACTAAGAGCAAAGTTTTTAAACGAGTGGGAGATGGTAGAGATAAACAATAAGAAGATAGGACTAAACAAGATAGTAAGTACAACATCTCTAAACACAAAAGCATTTGAAGTATATGCAGACCAAATAAGAATATGGGCATTGTCTGATCTAGGGATAAGACTAATGCTACCAAATGAATACAAATGAAGATATTAAATTTATACGCAGGAATAGGTGGTAATCGTAGCTTATGGGGTAATAAGCACGAAATAACATCCGTTGAACATAATGAAAGCATTTCTAAAATTTATCAAGATTTATATCCTAATGATAAAGTAATAGTAGCTGATGCACATTTATATTTACAAGATAACTTTAAAGACTATGATTTTATTTGGAGTAGTCCACCTTGCCCTTCACACTCAAGAATGAGATTTAAAGCATATTGTAATGGTAAAGGAAAGGCATTATTTCCTGATATGAAACTTTATGAAGAAATACTTTTTTTACAACAATATACTAAAAATACTAATATTAAATATGTTGTAGAAAATGTCAAAGGTTGGTATAAGCCATTAGTTGAACCACAAAATATGGGTAGGCACTATATATGGTCTAATTTCAAAATACCAAATATTAAAATTAAAAGCAATTCTACAGGTAATAATAAAGGTATGACATTACAAAAGAAAATACAACTTAAAGGTTATGATATAAAAGAATGGCATAACTACAAAGGAGATAAAAGAACTTTAATAAATAATTGCGTTGAAAAACAAATAGGAATAGAAATATTAAATGCTATCAAATGAATATCAATAATTTCTATTATATAAAAGAATCAGTTAACTAATTTAAACTAATTATATGGATGGCAGAATAAACAATAAAGGTACAAAAGGAAACAAAGGTGGTAGACCATCTAAAGCAGAAGAACAAAAGCTAATAGAAAACCTTACACCTATGAACGCAGATGCTTTAAAGTCTTTACAGATAGGTCTAAAGAATAAAGAACAATGGGCAGTTAAATTATTCTTTGAGTACTTCTATGGTAAACCACAACAGAGAGTTGATGTTACGAGTAATAGCGAAACACTAAACATACCTATAATAAACTTTGTTGAATCCGAAACTGAATAAAAAATATAGTGCATTATTTTCATCTAACTGTAGATACTATATAATCACAGGTGGTAGAGGATCAGGTAAGTCCTATGCCGTTACAGTATTTCTAACATTACTTACAATGACACAAGGTATAAGGGTGTTGTTTACAAGATACACTATGGTATCTGCACACTTATCTATTATACCTGAGTTCTTAGAAAAGATAGGACTATTAGGATTTGATTCTATATTTAGCATAAACAAGTCAGAGGTAGTCAATACATCAACAAAGAGTGATATACTATTTAGAGGTATAAAGACATCATCAGGAAACCAAACTGCTTCTCTTAAGTCATTACAAGGCATATCGTGTTGGGTACTTGATGAAGCAGAAGAACTTATAGATGAAAATATATTTGACACTATAGACCTTAGTATAAGACAGAAAAGCATACAGAATAGAATTATACTTGTCTTAAATCCAGTAACAAAAGAACATTGGATATATAAACGATTCTTTGAGGAGAGAGGGGTTAGGGATGGTTTTAACGGCATTAAAGACAATGTCTGCTATATACACTCCACATACTTAGATAATAAAGCTAACCTATCTAAAAGTTTCTTAGAAAGGATATATAGATTAAAAGACATTAACTTTAAAAAGTATCAACATAAGATTTTAGGAGGTTGGTTAGATAAAGCAGAGGGTGTAGTATTTGATAACTGGACAATAGGAGAATTTAATCCTGATAACTTACAGACATCTTGTGGAATGGACTTTGGTTTTTCTGTTGATCCTGATAGTCTTACTGAGGTTGCTATAGACAAAAAGAAAATGAAGATATATATCAAAGAGCATATATATCGTAATGGTTTAAAATCACACGAGTTAGCTAAGATAGTATTAGCAAAGGTAGAGAACAAACTAATTATAGCAGATAGTGCAGAACCTAGACTGATAGAAGATTTAAGACATTTAGGAGTAAACATAAAGCCAGTAAAGAAAGGAACTATAGAAAGTGGTGTAACTCGTATGCAAGATTATCAGTTAGTAGTTACTTCTGAATCAACAAACATAATTAAAGAGTTAAACAACTATGTCTATGCAGATAAAGGAAGCAAGTTATATGTAGATAGTTATAACCACGCAATAGATGGTATTAGGTATAACGTAATATATCACTTAGACAATCCAAACGCAGGTAGGTATTTTGTTCAATAAGAAAAGGTGCAACTATGAAAGCTACACCTTTAACTAAACAAAAACTAATTGAAAACTCAGCAAATGTACGATTTTAAACTAAATAACAATAAATTCTATTATATATTATGCAGGTAAACATTAAGAAAGATGGTAAGCAAAACACTTACAATCTAATTAACAGTTGGGATGATGTAACACTTGACAAATGGGCTAAACTTATAGATAGTAAAAGTAAGTCAAAGACCAAAGAAGCATTAGATACAATTAGCTTGTTATCTGATATACCTAGAAAACTCGTAAAAGAGTTGAGTATAAATGATGTATCTAATATCTTAAACAGAGTAGCTGCGTTGCAGAACAAAGCTAGTAGTAGGTTAAAAAGAATAATAAAGGTAGATGATGTAGAGTACGGCTTTCATCCTGATCTATCAGAAATTACTCTTGGAGAATATGCAGATATTGAAACCTACATACAAAACGGAATGGAAAAGAACTTAGCTAAGTTAATGGCAGTTCTTTACAGACCAGTAGTAGAGAAGAATGGTAAATACTATTCTATAGAGAAATATAATGGTAGTGGTGTACGGATGAGAGCAGAGAAGTTTAAGAAGATGAAAGCAGCAGATGTAAATAGTTCATTGGTTTTTTTTTGGACTTTAGGCAACGAACTATCGACAATTTTGCCGTTGTATTTGATGGAACGGATGGAGGAAGTGAAACAATCACTACTGATGAAAAGTTCGCAACAAAGTGGTCTTGGTTCGGAGTGATGTATAATTTGACAGGAGGTAGTATAGTAAACTTAGAGAGAATAACTAAATTAAGTTTATATGAATGTTTAACTTGGCTTACTTATGAGGTTGATTTAAACGAAACAAAAAAGGTTAAAAGATGACACATTTTAAGAATTACAATAATACAATAGATACCTTAAAACAATTAGGTGCTAATCAGTTACAAATAAAAACTGTAACTACTGGAGATATATACGAGATTTCTTTAGAAACA